AGTACACTCACAGATCGTGCCCGAATATCATAGAAGCCGTCTGACAGGAAAGGTATAGTAAAACTACTCTCCGAAGACCTACCAACTGTAGTGTAGTTAGAATCCTCTGATTTCTTGAACTCTACCTCATAGAAATCATTGAAGCCCGTGTTACCACCCGATAAATTAACCCTAAGGGAGCCTACAACCTCCTCGTTGATAATCTCCAGTTCTGGGATTAAGGAGATACCCGGAGGCATAATGTCAAAGGGGTCTGCTATCTGAGTGTTATCTCTTTCGTAAACAACGCCATCATTAACCTCATCAAAGACACTCTGGGAGATTTCCCTTAAAGTCATTTGAACTTGTAGGTCTTGATCCTCAGTGAGTCCAAAAGTCCAACTTGTGACCTCAAACTCTTTTTCCACCCAACCAAACCTAGAGAGGCTTAACCTAATTATGTCCCCGGTCTGTGCTTGAAAAGCCCTCAACCCAAAAGAGGCAGAGACAGTTAGCTGTTGCCTATTTCTCTCCAAAGCTATCCTAGCAATTCTTCTGGCTTCTACAGAATTATCCGTGAAAGGTAGGTCAAGGTCTAGGACACTCTCTTGGCCATTATCAGCTTCCAAAAATACAGGATTAGAGACCTCAGGGTAATCAGTGACTTGCCAGTTAGATTCTTCCCCTCTGAAGGTCCCTTTAACAGTATTAAAATTACTTCTCCGAGAGTGTCTTGTGTTTACACTTATACTGCTACGGAGGTCATCCTCTGTGAATGTCTGTGTAGGGGCCACGTAATAAGCAGGCTTCATCCTCCAACTACCCTGAGAGTACCACAGTAGTCCCCCCATAGAGGTGAGAATATCATTGATAATGTCTACAGGCGGGACGTTAGTTAGAAAAGCCCCATTACAGGTAAACCTCTTTTGACCATTGATAGTGGCGGTCTCATCACAGACGTTAGCAGAGGCAGCAACAGAATTGTCGTCTATATTCTGAGAACTCTCTGCAAGGCCGTAACCAGAAGCTATATAGTCTCTCAGACACAACGCAGGGTTATCAGACCAAGAAGTGCCCCCACTCCTGGGGTCAAAGACTTTTTTACCTTTCACTGTGGCGCTTATGTTTGGGACCCCGTTGGGAAAAACGTCCTGATCGAACTCTAACCTGACGTAAAGGTATGCTATGCCACGGAGTCTGTGGTTGTTGGTCCACAGTGGGTCTTCGTTCACAAGGTCTGGGTCTGCTGATTGTTGGTCAGCGCCAAAATGCTTTTTAATCCTAACCTTACCTACATACCTGCTAGGGGATATTACATCACCAGAAGCATTCAGCGACACAATTTCGTCATTAAGATAAATTTCATCAAACGATGTCACCTCATGGCCAGCAATAGCAACAACCCTGTGTAAGAATTTATTACTTGATCCTGTTGTACTGTCATATACAACAACACCACCGACACGAGCACGTCCGTAGATAACCTGATGATCTGTAGCAGACCCCATGGTTGTGACCTGATAGCCCCTATTAGCACCAGAATTAGGATTAACACCAGAATTAGGGGTTTTGGGCTTAGGAGAGAGAGCATTGAGTGCTATCCCAATAGCGGCCCTAGCCAAGAAAGAGCCAACTGCACCTAAGCCAAAAATAGTGGATGCGGCCCCACCTATTAGTGTAGAACCCCATGTAGCAGCAGCGGCGGTAATTATAGATACAACAGCCATTAAAGGACTTTCTGATACTTAGTCTCTACGGGCTTGTAACCCACAGACTCGAGGAGGCTTCCAATAGGATTTTCTATAGTGCCTGTGAGGTAGAACACCTTGAAACCATCCTCTTTGAGACATTTTTCAGCAAAACTAATAAGGTTTTTGGCTACAGACAATCCCCTATAAGATTTATCTACAAACAGCCCATCTTCGCAGGGAGTGAACTCACCTTTACTGTGGAGGTCAGGGCTTACTAAGACTGAAAGGTATCCTACAAGCCTGCTATCAACCCTACAAGTAAACACCATCAGTTGTCCTAACCTCTCTAACTCTAAGTAGGTGTCCCAGTCTAAATCAAGGTTTAGGTAATCTCTGGTGGGGTCTACTTCCTTAAAGTGGTTTTGGATTAGTGGTTCTATCTCACCCACGACTGCAAATAAGGGCTCTTGTTTATACTCAACCACCGCGACCCCAAACTACCCTTTTGTCTTGCAGGGATTCTACAAAATCCAAGCCTAAATCTCCGGGGTACAGAGACTTCTGATACCCACTTGTATAACGTCTGGTTCTAGACCTTTCCAAGTCAATAAGCCTGTTTTCGACCTTCAATTCAATAGTGCTGAACTCAGGACCTTCACTTATGTTCATTTCATCCATGTAGCCGGAAAACACTTGAGTCAAATTGCTGTAAGAATTGCCGTCCATAACACCAAAGTAAATGTTACAGACCCTACCTTGGTAGGGGGACTGAAGGGCAATGCTAACCAACTGAGATGGCATACCACTAAGAATTATTGTAGCACCCCTAACAGAGAGGTCAGAGGTCTCTTCTACACTACTTACATCTAAGAGGTTGCCAGTCCCAACGTAAGTATTCCCCTCAATGTCTGCTTCGCCTAGTCCGGTCCAGAGTCTTAAAACCTCCTCGTCAAAAAACATGTCAATAGCGAAGAAAGGTTCAACTACAGGGCTGTCTAGCGCTGATTCTACGGCAGTTGTTATGTCTCTTGTAGACATTACACTATAACCTCCACACAATCAAAACTTATTGCGTAGGCACTGGAACTGTTTATTCCCCACGAAGAGGAATTTGATGCGAGTCTAAAAACACCTTTTGGGGAATTTAAGATCGCAGTGGTGTCTGTGTAGTCTGCCCTCAGACTTGGCCATAGCTCTAAGTCACCATCCCCTGTTTGGTCTTTCAGCACTTGATGTAATTTGGCTGTAGAGGAAGACCCAAGTTGGATATAATCCCCGGCTTTCAGTGTCCCAGTCATAGCAACAGAAACAGTCTCATCGCCTACATTCCCAGTAACTACACAAGAACTTACATCCCCACGGGGGGTTGCATAGTCAGGGTCCCCCAGTAGGAATGTGCCGGTTTGCCCTTTAAGGGATACCAGAAATGCTTTCCATTCGGCAGACAAGTCCCTCCTTACAGAAGGTATGGTAACAGAGGCTTCCCACCTTTGTCCGCTGTGGGAGATTACTTGTTGCTTGTAGGTAAAAGGGGACTGAGAAGTAGCAACAGCATTTATAGACCTAATCTCAATGTTCTCGATGCCGATAGTAGTGGGTGTGTCCAGTGGGTACGTAATAGCCAAAGTCTTTTCCTTTACCTAAAGGTGTTCCTCAGAGCGCCGCCCCTAGCACGTTGATCTAATATTTGTTGTTGGGTGAGGTTTGCGATTCTTGGGGCTTCTTGTGCCACAATTCTTCTCACACTTTCATCACCATTAGCAGAAATATGGAAGTGATTTTCAACAGTGACGTTGCTTTGGCCGCCACCTTCCATTTGGACACCAAGTTTACCGTTTCTACCACGCTTAAGGGGCATAATAGCCTCGGGGCCTGCTTCACCCATGATACCTACTTGAGAACCGTTCATAGGAAAAACTGTGGGCCCATTAACTACACCACCATTGGCAAAAGCCTTAACTGAACCACCCTCAAACACGTTACCATCAGCATTAAATAGGGTACCAATAATACCTCCAATACCCTCTGAGGACCTCGTCCCAAACAGAGAATCCATCATAGGCTTAATTACAAGGAGTTTGTAGGCTTCTCTGAGTACGTCTTGAATCAAGGACTTAAAAGCATCCCCTGCACTTTCAGAACCATCTACAATGGACATAAGAGTGTCCTCCATAGAAGTTCTAGTGGAATCTAGTAACGATTCCATAGTCTCCATATACTCAGAGGCACCCTCGATAGCTTGGTTATATGCCTCGTGGGCTTGAGTAACCATCTGGTTGTATTGATCTTGAGTAACTAGGCCAAACTCCAGGGCTTGATCTAAGAGTTTCATCTCTTCTTCAAACAGGTCAGCCTCTTCAGCAGCAGCCTTAATAGCCTCTTGTAGTGCTTGCAGACCTTCTACACGAGGTTGGAAGACAGTTGCACCACTACCACCAGAAGAGCCACCTCCACCTCCGCCACCTGAAGAGCCTCTAGGTAAACTGTTTTGATAGATTGTATTAGCGCCAGAAAGGGTCTCACTGTCAGGCAGCAGGTTCTCTACAACATTGACCCCATTAACTTCACTACGAAGGCCCATACCAGTGGTCATTGGTAAGACGTTCATTAGTGCCCTAGCAGCAGCCAAAGTGATATTGAGTTCATTGGCAAGAGCACGCACTTGTGCTTGAATACGTTCTGTAGAGCCACTATTAATAGCAGCAAGAGCATCTTCAAGGGCTTGTGCTTCAGTGTAGTTGTCTTCAAGCACCTCTCTGACCATCTGAAACTCTAGATAGACACTCATACCACTTCTGGCTAGGGCTTCTGTAGATTCTACTGACCTCTTTGTTTCGCTATTTACACGCACCATAGCGTCATAGTGAGCCATGGCCTGACGGACAAGGACTTCATTAGTTGTAGTCTCTCTGACCCTAGATTCGTAAGCCTCCCTTGCCTGTTCAGCCCTAAGGGCCTCCACCTGCCTAGAACCCTCACCGAACATTAAGATAGTCCGGTACATCTCAGACTCTGCCTCTAGGGCTTGAGCCATTTGCTCTCTAGTCTCACGACCCTCCTGAGCCACACGGCCAGCTTCTAGGAGAGCATCTCTTCGGTCATTCTCTAACCTTAAGAGTGTTTCCGCATGAACCTCTGCAACCTCCCTTAGCCGATTTTGTACCTCAATTTGGGAATTTTGGTTACGGAAGACCTCGAGTCTTTCCTCTGCAAGACGAAGAGACTCTCTAGCAGATTCTAGTTGTGCTTCTGCCTCAGAAGATGTTAGACCTGGACCAGAATCCCCCCTCATTTGGGCACCCTGAAGCGCCCTTTCAGCCATAGCAACTTGTTCTCGGGCCTGACGAACGGCTTGGTCCAGAGTAAGTTCAGCCGTAGTCTCAAAACCACGGTTCATTCTCTCAAGTTCTCTGGAGGTAGAAGCTATCTCTTGTTGAGCAGACTTAAGCTGGTCTTCAAAAGTCTCAATACCATCAGAGGCTTCATCGGCAGACTGCCTAGTACGCATGAAAGCTGCACCAGCAGCGGTTAACAAAGGGATGGCAACACCCAAGACAGAGCCGATAAGAACCCATTTACCGCCAAGCAGAGTTAGTGTACCCGCCACCTGAGTGGCCTGCTGACCAAAGGCAACAAAAGCATTAGTCCCAGACTGCACCTGGACAATAAAGTCACCAACCTGATAACCAGCCTGTTGGGTAATCACTTGGGACCTGCCAAGAAGTCTGTTAGACCGATTTATGGCACCTCCAGAAGCCTGTTGAGCGGCCCTGTATTGATGCATAAGTGTAATAGCCTCTTGGATAGAGATATTACCTTGGTCCACCTGAGCACGTAGAGTCCTTTTGGTCTGCAAAAGTTGCTGTTGAGCACGGTAAGCAGGGTCAATAGAAGCCTTCAAACTCCTAAAGGCACTTTCTTCTTTCCTCAGAGTTTGCTCAAAGATACTAGCACTTTGGGAAGCACTTTTTGTGGCACCATCCAGTTTTAGGATTCTCTGGTAGTATTTCTGGCTTTCGGCTGCGGACTTCTTTAGTTGCCTTTCAACCTTGTTAAATTCCCTTTCAAACAGGGATGCTGACTGCTTGGCTGTCTTTGGGATATTAACCAATTCCCTGTTAAGAAGCTGCAAGTCCGTAAAATCTGCAACAATATTGAGGTCAGCCATTACAAATCCTTAGGAAAGTCTTGTCAAGTTTCTTGAGGGTGTCTATTTCCCAAGCCTTGAACTGCGTGTCAGTGAGCCTCATAAAAGACTCTATCTCTGTGTAGGGAAGCCCTAGAGGTCCATTGAAACCTTGAGGCCTACTAGAGTTTAAATCTAAAAAAGCAGACCATATATGAGACAGTTGGAATGGAAATTCGGGAGGTTCCAGTTCTTTAAGTCTCTTTCCGGTCTGCTTTTCTACTTGTTGAAGATGTTCTCTCTCGGTTACACCATTCTGATCTGCCTTACTTAAACGAAAACTATGTTCCGCGTAGTCAAGTATCTGACAGATCAGTCTTTGGTAAAAACCTCAAAGGTATTGATAGCCTCCTCAATTTGGGGCTTAAGCCAAAACACAGTGGAGTAGACTTCCTCTGCTTTTTCCTTGGTTAGTTTGGGTTTCTTACCATTGAAAGTAATGTCCCAAGACTTGGTGACAGATGCAAGGAGTTCAACAGAAGCCTTGTCAAGAGCCTCAAAATCAATATCATCTTTGTCCATCTTCATACGGACAGATGCTTGTGCATAGATTGCTTGCTTATACTCTTTGGTGTGGGGTGCATACAATTCTACAGACATCTCAGAACCATCGTCATTGAGGAAGGCTTTAGAGGTATCACGAGGGTCTTTAATAATAACCTCGATAGTGTCTTTAGATGGGGTAAGGTCTTTAAGGTCCATTTGTCGGGTCTCCATTAAAAAGTCGGGCTACAAGAATAAATGGGGAAGGGCAGCACCCGACGAACTACCCCTCCCCGTCCCCACTTGGGGATTAAGTGCTATCAGGACGATAGATAACGAGGTTACTTTCTTCACCGCTTGCAGAGTCGTCATAAAGTGCAGTAAACGAGCAAGTCACCATACGAGATTGAGGGTTCTCAAGGGGTGTGTCAGCAGAGTTAATCTTAACCTTCGGGAAGTAGAACTTATACTCATTGCTACCCGATGGGTCATTTACACTGAAGTCAAACTCGGATTCAGTCTCGTTAATGAAACGGTTAATCAGGGTTGCATCTTCAATATAAGCAGTAAAGGTGCCAGTGACCTCGCAGCGGCCATACTCCAGTTGTGGTGTAGTGTCAGAGCCAATAACAAAAGTAGGGTTAAGGTTGTTGTTGACAGTAAACTCTAGGGAGGTTACAATAGCAGCCTCCGTAAGAGAGCCACCAAAATCTGCAATCTGGAAAGTGCCAGAGTAGTTATCAAACGGTTGATTTACAGTTGCAGCAGTCACAGTCTTTTCTGTCCCGCCAATGGTGCCTTGCTTACCCAAAAGGGTAAAAGTTGTAGTGACCATTTGGTTAGGTGCAAAAGAGAAGGTCCCTTGAGATACAGCACAACCAGTATAAAGACGTGCTTGATCAATGTCAGACATGTAGTCTTCAAAAGTAAAAGACTTGAGTGTAGTCCCCACCTTAAGCTCATCAGGTGCAGAGGATGGGCTTGCGTCCCAAGTGGAAAACATAAGGCTTTCCAGAAGGTCATCATAGTTGTTGGCCCGAAGGTCAAAGACCAGATCACCAGAAACACTTTGGTTGCCGTGCCGATCAACACGAGGCACACGATCAGACTGGATATCACTACCTGTAAGGTTCTCTTTTGAGAGTCCTAGTGAGTGGGAGGTGATAGGAAGTTCATTGAAGCTACCAGCAGGGGTGGTCCCATAGGTAACTTCAGTGATGTAGGAAAGACGGGTTCTCGACCCCTGAGCAAAAGACAATTTAAGTCCTCCTTATTCGTAGCAATACCAACCAATAGTCACAGGTGTGATATACCAAGGTTGGTTGATGTAGGATGATTCCCGTTGTGCGTATTCAATTCTAATAAAGTTAGTTCCATCTGTGAGGTCAGTATTGGCCTCAAACCTGTCTACCAGAGTGTCTGCCACATCTTCAGATGCACCGGGACCCACATTTTCTGGGTTGTGTACAAGTAGCCTTACAATACCTTGGGTCCTGTTATTCGGTGTAACACCAAGAGTAGATGGCCTACGTGAAGTGGGGATAAACTGAAACTTAATAAAAGGAGTGTCTGTAGTAGGCTTATAGTCCACATTTTCCCAAGCAATCGCAGGGATACCTACGGTAGAGTTAAGTCTAGCCTCCAGTATAGGTCTAATCTCAGAGTATTTACTAGCCATTGTAAACTTTCAGTTTCAATAGGTGTAGAGCAACTTGTTGACTCTCAGCCATAAATTGCTTTTGCCTCTGCTTCAGCCTCTCGGGCTATTCTACCATGCTCTCTTGCGGCTTTACCAAAAGGGGCATACCCATGGTCATACTCCACTTGAAAAGCGTGTTCAGCACTATTACCAAAAACCATGGAGGTAGAACTAAGAAGCCTGACTACCTGACTGCTCATCCTAGAGATGGCTGCATTTGCGTATGGTTCCCAAGGCTGGTTTGTCGGCCTACCTTTTGAAGATGTAGAGGTCCCGCCATAACTAGAACCGACATAGTACCCATCCATAAAGGCACCACTATCAACAGGGGAGTTTAATACTAGTTCAGTGGCCATCTTGTTGGCATACACCTCTGGGTAGCCCTCTACAATGTCTTGCAGTCTCTTAAACTTACCGTCAAGACTCCGGTTAATTTGAAGCCTCATTCTCTCACCTGACAGATGTAGCAAACAGGCGAGTTACCAGACATGATCTTGGCTACGGACACAACAGAGACTTTGTCCCCATCACCTGTCACCTCATCACCAGATTCAGGCTCAGGGAGAAGGCCAGAAGAGGTGTCCCTGATTGGCAGTACCAAACGTCTATCCCCCATCTGAATGTCTAGACCATTCATCTCAGAGAGGTTGTAGTTATAGAAATACCCAGTCACCGTGTAGGAGGTCTCAGAGCCGGTAACAGTGCCAGTAGAAGGATCATAGGTAGGGGACCCCTTGACGATTAGAGTTAGGGCCTTACCGTGCTGCTGTACAAGCCTGAGGAGGTCTGCTGACCTGAAGGTACTCATTCTTCTTCATAACCTGTGGTATAATATTCAGTGGGGAAACGAAATCTATCCCTACGGAAGGAGGGTTGAACCCTGTCAGTATTAGCCCTGTTGGTGTTTATACCAGAGACAGTGATACCCCCAAAGGAGATACCCAAGGCACCACCGCTATACCTTTGACCTTGCTGTCTCAGTTGAGAAGCCAAAAGTCTGTAGTTCTTTGTAAGATCGCTATATTTAGAGGACAGTGCCCCATCAAGTTTAGTGTCAACAAGCCGGGAATATTTTGCAGAGAGGTTATCCGCTACAAAAGATGCAGCATAGAATATATTGTCGCCAACTTGAGAGAGGGCAAAAGTGACCTCTTCATCTTGAACCTGTTGGTCAGACGTATCCGTGTCACCTACGAGATACCTAACAGAGTTAAGCCTCTCAGCAGCAGTGGAAGTGCCTAGTGCAGTGGCATCGTATGACCAACTCATTCAGTTATCCCTCTTGGGTTTTAGGTTCTTTGAGGATGTCATCCCTGTTCTCAATGAAGAAGTCTGACATGTAAGGGTTACGAGCAAGGAATTGACGAACATACCTACGTTGCGTATCAAGGATGGTAGACTGGCGGCAACGGAGTTTCTTAAATTGCTCATCTGTGGCGCAGTGAACTTTCTTCATCTGGGTGTTCATGCGGGTAACTAGAGTCCTGAGTTGACGCTGACCCATTTCACCTAGACGGTCTCCTTCGCCCGTGGCTGTAGCTTTTACAGAATTGTGGTGGACCATCTTGCGATTATATAGCTGGGAAATCTTTTTAGGCTCAAGTTTCATCTCTGCCCAAGGAAAATGATCCCCACGCTTAAATACTTTGTTGTTTACCCGTAGGACAGGCGATTTAACAAAGAGTGGCCAATCCATTTGCCAACCAAGGTAATCAGGGTGGGCTTCATTCTGCATCTGGCGGGGTTTCATAAGAACCTCCTATTTATTTAATTGGTTACTTGTTTTATTGGGGAAGAGGCTACTACAGCCCCCTCCCTTTTAGTTTGCAGATGTCTTACGACAAGACGCTGTTGAAGAAGACGCCCATTTCCGAACCCACAACTTTCATGTCATAGGCTTGGACAACTTGAATCTCTTCAGCGATGCCATTACGTGCCAGTTCGTCATTAGAGAACGACATAACGTTGACACCATAGCCCGAGGAATTCTCAAGAGCATCCCACACAAAGTTGTAGCCAGCAGCAGGAACCATAAGGCCCGGTGCCGGGGGACGGAAGTAGAGGGCAGCCTTCTTAGAGGCAATGTAGGAGTTAGACTCCGTTGCACCCTCAGCAGCCGTGTTCTCAATAGCACGAGCAACCAAGTATTCCTCGACACCAAAGATTTGAGCAAGACGGGACTCAGAGGCAAGGGCCGGGTTTACGGTAGTCGCACCACCATCAATGCGGTCAAGGATATCCGGGTGGTCTAGAAGGGTATCATGGACATCCTGCGTGACAACCATAACGTTAGGCATGAAGCCACCAGAAGCAAGGTGGGCAGCACGCTTTGCATTACGGATGTCGATGATCGGGGTGGAGTTGGTATAGTCGTCCCACTGGGTAACTTCAGTAGCCGTATCGTTGTCTGCGTTAGCAACGCCAGTGTATTCAGTGTCCCAAACACCAGTTGCGAAGTAGGTGCTCATCCAGTCGTTTTCACGATCAATCAGGTTAAGCATCTGAAGCATGTTAGCTGCACCAGAGCGCAGATTCAATGCGGTATCTTCGTTTGCAAGGGTTTGAAAGTCAAACGCATGTGCCAGACCGTAGACATTCACCGAATAGGTGTCCGTCGAGAGGGACATACCAACACGCTCAGGAGCAGTACCCGGAGCAAGCTGTTTACGCTCACCCTTACGGTTAAAGTTCTCCCGATCATAGATGTAGTATTTATCGGTCATGCTCTGAACAGGGACGTTCGGGAACACACGATCTGCAATAAAATTGGATTGGTCCTGAGTGTATGCAACAGTCAGGTTCGTAAGGGGCACGTCCAAATGGACGGCGTTAGGAGTCAGCATAGGCATTTAGTTATCCTTTCTTATGCTTCAGCGTTGCCGCCACGGAAGATATCAACAGTTGCACGCTCACCAGCGGAGGCACCGACAACACACTGACCTACAATAATATCGCTAGAAGCAGCAGTTACAGCTTCACCATTGGCGTCGATACCGACATTATCACCAGCAGTAAGACCACCAGTGCCAACTTCGACGATAACACGACCTTGAGTAACCACAGTAGCGGCTTGGCCAGATTCGGGGTCGTTAATAACAACACCCATTGCAGCATCACCATTTCCAGCGGAAACGACAGTGCGATCCGTGGTGTTCATCTTAACAAACGTGAATTGCTTGGCCGAAAGGTCTGCACCTGCAACCATGCTCTCACGGATTTGATTACCAGAAGTAGCCATAATTATTTATCCTCTTTCATAGCTTTGTATAGTGCCTTACCCTCAGCAGTCTTAACAACCTCAGCGTAGGCTTTGTGGAAGGTAGTGTTGTTGTCCTTGGCGTATGCCTTAGCAAGACCTTCCAATTTATCTTCTGCCGAACCCATGTCAGCATCAGTTCGAGTTTCACCCGCCTCTTCCATGCTCTTAGCAAACATGGCATCTACAGCACGGAAGAACTCAAGCAATTCCTCATCCTCAGTCAAATCTGCTTTGACCAACTTAACAGCAACATCCTTCTTGACATTGGGAAGAGTTTCAGTGGCTTTCTTTTCGATAGCAGCAGCCTTTTGAACTTCCTCCGCTTCTTCCAGACGTTTTAGAATAGGTGCAGGGATATCGGATTTAAGGATTTGCTCTCCCTCAACTTCAATATACTCAGCAGGGGCTTTCTTTTCGACACCTTCTTTGGTGATTTTGAAGCCATTGTCCAGAAGTGCTTTGCGAAGGGTTTCGTTTTGAGCTTTGAGTGTATCAAGTTCTTTTTTCATGTCTTCTTCATAAGCCTTCATAGCCTCTTCCTCGGACATACCCTTGTCCATATAAGGCTTAAGTTTGGCTTTCATTTCTTCAGTCATTTTGGTTTCCTTTTTAGTCTTCTCTGTGCCGCGGCATTTAATGATGGCAACTTTAGCCAGTGGGTCGTCTCCTGCCGGAACTAAAGAGACTTCATCAAGTTCAAGGTTAATTAGTTCTGTTTCCATTACAGAGACCTTTTCAATGCACGCCCACCAATAGAGAAGGACGTAAGCTCACCGGACTGAACTTTTGCAAGGGTTTCATCACTGGCTACAACACCAATAATCCATCCCTCCCGTTCAGACTGGATTCCTAGGGCTTCAGCCAAATCCTTAGTCACAGGGAGAGAGCCAACAATGTCGCCCTCCTTTGGACCATCATGGTTGACTTTAGCGGTTCTACTTTTAAGCATGAAGTTCGTGGTGGCCTTAACCAAAGTCTCTGGTGCTACCCATTCGCCACTATGGTCCATGGACCGTTCACCCTTATTCATGCTCACATATGCCCAACCCCAAATGACTTTTGCGTCGGGGTCTGCTTTGAGGATAGGGGAGATAATTTCAAAATCTTCTTGACTCAATCTTCAGGCTCCTGCTGAGAGTTGTCCTCGTTACCTTCCACTTCACGGTCAGGACTTACCACATTGTCGTCTGGCCCATCATAATAGTCGGCACGAGCGGTATCCATAGCAACGGCACGTTCACGACTCTCCGCGTAGGTCTCACGATCAAGGGCGGGAAGCAATCTAGGCCGTTAAACTCCCACAGACGCTCGACCAGTTGCTTGTTAATTACATCGTAGATAGAGTTAATGTAGGACTCTAGGGACTTCTGGAATAGGTCGTTCTTAGACTTAGAGAGAGCATAAGAACCACGCTCATCAGACCCCAGCATCAGAAACTCGGTCATAATGCTTCGAGCAATATCGTGTTGGTAGCGACGGATAATAGGATCAATGTCAATATTACGACTGCCATTGGAGGTAATTAGTTCAATATCCATCAGTCGTTGATTAGTAGGCTCACCTTGGGTGTTTACATACAGGTCAGAGGGAAGGAGGCCAAATGCTTGCTCGTTATTCTTAAGGTCCCTGAGGACACTCTCAAACTGGGTCTTAAGAGCCTTCTGGTCATCTGTAGCATTAGATGCAAGGTACTCAGCGGGCATACGGCCAATAGGAACACCATGAAGTTCACGCTCTACAGCAATGGCCTCAATAGATTGCAGGTTATTAAGGTAGGTGTAGGACTTGTAGGCATTACGTAGAATACTTCGACCTGAGGGGTCGTTGTTTGTCGTAATAGTACGGTAATGTAGTGTCTTCCATGCAGGGATATAGTTGTCACCCATACCCCAAGACTTCTCCTGAAATACACCAAGTGTGTCGCCAGTCTTACGGTCTACGTCAAAACGCTCTACAGTCCACTGTGCCCTAGAGGCAATCCTACGGACACCCAAACGCCCATCTGAGTATTTAGACTTCTTTTTGGGGTTATTCTCATAGGGGCCAACCCTACGTTTGTAGACAACCTCAAAGATAGCAAAACCAAAGGACAGAGAAGACAGAGCCTCAGAGATATGGTCATCAAAGGTGTGATCCATATCCTCAAGGACTTCTTTTACAAACTCTGCTTCCTTCAGGGCTTCTTCACTATCGTCAGCAGGGACAACCTCATACTCTACATCACGTAGAACTTGCTCAATGGCATACATAGCAGCGCCAATGATGGCATCGTTGTCCCGCATCTCGCGATACTTGCGGATAGCCTTACGGCCCTTAAGTTCCCGGAGAAACTCATCAGAACGAATTTCACCATTGTAGGTGTTAGTCCCACCAATACCTAGAATCTGTTTGGCTTTAGGTTCTGACATTGGTTAGAAACTCACAGTTATTTCAGGAGAGGTTGCTTGGGATTTAGACGAGTAGGATAGTTGGAGTTTAGGGTTAATAACACCACCGAGCATAAGGTCTGTCATAGCCCACACAAGAGCGTCTAGACGGTCAGGAGAACCCATAGAACCAAGAGGTTCCCAAGTAACCATTTGTTGTTCTAGTTCATCAAGGCCGGGGAGGTGCTTAACTCTACCCTGTTCATAGAGGGCTGATACAGGTTCGGCTCTTGCAAACTTACCTCTAGAGGCATGGACAAGACGGATGGGAACAGTGTTGTCCTCAGTCTCAAGAGTGTGGCGAACCATCTCACCACCTTGGTTTCTCTCTGCTACAATACGGTCAGCACCATACTTGTGATAGAGTTCAATGGCCTTTTTAGCCCAACCAGAGGGAGAGAGTTGTTCTGTAGCGTCCTCGATAACTACACCATGTCCATTTACATCGATACCGGCTACAACAATACCAGTCATATCTGATTCAGCGTTGGCAGTTACGGCAGGGTCTACGGCTACAACGATACGCTGGAGATTATCTAGGTCAACATTCTCAGGATACTCTTGACACTTGTCAATCATCGCAACAGACCAGAGTGCCCCTGCGGCCTCCTCAAGCACCTCTGCATAAAGTTCTTGGCGTCCTAGTCGGGTCCCCTCGTATTGGGATAGGGCATCAAGATCAATATTATCTTTGTTGTCGTAAGAAGAGCCACTTGTGACAACATATCTGTCAGGGTCTTGCTTGGAGAGTTCGATAATCCTACGGATAAGTTTGACAGGCTTGGGGGTAGTAGTAATAAGCATCTTGGGGTTTTTACCAAGACGAAGGGTAAACTGCAACATGTCGTAGGTTTCTTGCATGTTGCGCCATGCGGCCAGTTCGTCAAGCCATGCTGCTGAAAACTGCGGTCCACGTAGGCGTTCAGGGTCTTCAGCGGAGAAGAATTCTGCTTTAGCGCCATTAGCCCAAGTGATAGTGTTGTTAGTGGGAGACCATACAGGGTAGCCCATTTTAGCGCCACGGTTGGTAACATCGTCCTTGTGGCAGATACC